TTTGGAGACTATACAGTTGGAGGAGAACTTTACTCTAAAACATTTGTAGATAGAAAGGCGCAAGACGATTTCAGGCACACATTTGGCAAAGACATCGACCGCTTCAGGAGAGAGATGGATAGGTGTGTGCAGTTCGATTCTTATATGTTTGTTGTAGCAGAAACAAATATAGAAAAACTAGAAAACCATAACAAAAGATCTAAATTCAAATCTAATTTAAGTTATCTCTGGCACAACGTCAGGGCATTGATGGTAGAATACCCTACTAACTTACAAATCATATTTGCACACAATAGAGCAGGTGCAAAGAAGATAATACCAAAAATACTTTTTTATGGTAAGGATTTATGGAATGTAGATTTACAATATTTTATAGACGAGAAAATACATGGCTTGGAAAAAAGGAAAACAAGGATATCGGTTTGACCATTCAGCCTTAGAGTTGAATGAACAACTCAAGGCTATGGAAGGAAGCATCAAAGAAGAAGATGCTAGATACTATTTATATAAATTTTTAAGGAATAATATTTCATTCACTTCAGAAATGTTCTTGGGTGTTAGATTATTCCCATTCCAAGCTATGGCTATTAAAGGGATGATGGTGTCTGACTATTCTATGTTCGTATTCTCACGAGGAATGTCTAAGACCTTCTCTACAGCAATATATGTGCTGTTAGAGTGTCTCCTCAATCCTAAAGCAAATATAGGCGTTATAGCGGGTAGTTTCAGACAGTCTAAACAAATCTTTCAGAAGATGGAAGATATATTGAGTAAGCCAGAAGCTAGTTTACTTAAAGAGTGTGGATTTAAAATAACTAAAGGAACTGACCAGTGGACATTAAGATTAGGTAGTAGTAGAGCTATAGCACTGCCGCTGGCTAATGGGGAAAGGCTTCGTGGATTTCGATTTAATAGGATAGTGTTGGATGAGTTTTTAACTATACCAGAAAAGATTTTTAACGAAGTTATCATCCCTTTTCTGGGTGTGGTGGAAAACCCTACCGAACGCGAGGAATTATACAATTTAGAATCAAAATTAATCGACAAAGGTGAGATGAAGGAAGGTGATAGGTATATTTGGCCTAATAACAAATTAATTATTCTTTCATCTCCATCCTTCAAATTCGAGTACATGTATAAACTTTATAAGAAGTATGAAGATTTAATAAATGGTTTGGGGGTAAAAGAGGGCGATGAAGAAGACGATTTTAAAGATGATGCTTATAGACTGATCATGCAGTTGAGTTATGATTGCGCTCCATCAAGGCTTTATGATCAGAACTTGCTTAAACAGGCAAAAGCTACAATGAGTGAAATGCAGTTCAAGAGGGAGTTTGGCGCACAATTTATAGATGAGAGTGATGGATATTTTAGATTATCAAAAATGGCTGCTTGTACAATACCAGACGGTGAAATGCCAGCAGTTGAAATTGTTGGAAACCCTAGTGATGAATATATTTTGTCCTTTGACCCTAACTGGGCGGGAAACACAAATGCTGACCATTTTGCTATGCATGTGTTCAAGATAGATAGAGATTCTCAGAAAGTTTGCTTAGTCCATAGCTATGCTATAGCTGGAGTATCTCTGAAACAGCATATGCAGTATTTTCTGTATCTAATACAACATTTTAATATTGTTGGTATATGCGGGGACTATAATGGAGGTGTCCAATTTATAAATTCCTGTAATGAGAGTGCTATCTTCAAAAACGAAAATATAAAGATTGGCGTTATAGATGTTGATTTAGAAAAACCAGAAAACTGGCATTCAGACATAATGAGTTTCAAGAGTCAATACAATGTAAAGTCAAAAAACTATTGTATACTAAGAAAACCAACAGCAAACTGGAATAGGAATGCTAATGAGATGTTACAGGCAGCAATAGACCATAAAAGAATATTATTTGCTTCTAGAGCGGTAGACACACACTTTGATGAGCAGAGAAAGAAAAATATACCCATAGACAAAATTAAATGGGATATGAAAATGCTAGGTTCTTCAAAAGGAGCCTTAATGATTGATTTTATTGATCATCAGAAGTCAATAGTAGAATTAACTAAATCTGAATGTGCAAACATAGAGGTTATTGCGAACCCTCAAGGTTCTCAGTCATTCAACTTGCCTCAAAACTTAAGAAGACAAAAAGGGCCAAATAGAGCTAGAAAAGACTCATATTCTGCTTTGGTTCTAGGAAACTGGTTTGCCAAAGTATTTTTTGATTCTGAAAATGCGACAGCAGAAAGAAAAGTAGAAAGTACATTTGTTCCTTTTGCGATTTGAAAAGTTTCAAAGTAACTTTTATAACTTTAGTGTAAACTTTAACATGCCACGAAAATATACCAAAAGATCTGATTATTGGAAAAAATTTAGGAAAACTGAACAGCCTATAGAAAGTCTACTTTCTTCAGAAGCTGAGAACTTTAATCCTGAACTTATAGGAGATAGTATCTATGAAAGCGTAGAGGCTTCTAGGCTTTCAGAGCCTACTAAAAGAACTTCTAAGAGAAACAATAGAATTACTATTAACCCAGCTAAAAACAGGTTCCAGAATATTAAAGATGGTCTTTTGCCATTTGAGTACTCAAAAGACTCTGTAAGCGTTAAAGAAGCTATAGAGCTTTGCCAAAAAGCTTATTTCAATATAGCTACATTTAGAAGCACAATAGATCTCCTGTCAGAATTTGCTGATTCAGATATTTATCTTGAGGGTGGTACACAAAAATCAAGAAACTTTATAGATGCATGGTTCAAGAGAATTAGAATGCATGATCTTAAGTCTCAATTCTTTAGAGAGTACTATAGATCAGGTAATGTTTTCTTATATAGAGTTGATGGTGTGCTTCCTCTGAAAAATAGTCAGAAAGTTTTGGAGGCTTATGGTGCTAGCTCAAGATCAAAGGTTCCTATTAGATATATGGTTATAAACCCAACTGATGTGGCAACAAAGGGTTCTGTTTCTTTTACTGATTATAGTTATTTTAAAGTTTTGACTCCTTTTGAAATAGCAAGACTTAAAAACCCACAAACAGAACATGAGCAAGAGCTTTTCAATTCTTTACCAGAAGATGTTCAGTTAAGAATTAAGGTTGGCACTTCTGCAACTAGTGAAAGAGTTTATATAGAATTAGATACAGATTTACTACATCCTGTCTTTGCTAAGAAGCAAGATTATGAGCCAATGGCTATTCCAGCAGGTTTCTCTGTACTTGATGATTTAAACAAGAAAATAGAATTAAAGAAAATAGATCAAGCTATTAGCCGCTCTATTGAAAATGTAGTTTTATTAGTAACCATGGGAGCTGAACCTGATAAGGGTGGTGTTAATCACAAAAACTTAGCTGCTATGCAACAGATATTTAGAAACCAAAGTGTTGGTAGAGTTCTTGTATCTGACTATACAACAAAAGCTGACTTTGTTATTCCTGATCTTAGGAAGGTTGTTGGCTCTGAGAAGTATGAGGTATTAAACAAAGATATTGAAGAAGGTCTTCAGAATATTCTAATTGGTGATACTAAATACTCAGATGGGAAAATTAAAATGAAAGTATTTTTCCAGAGATTAGAAGAATCTAGAAACTTATTTTTAAAAGAATTTATAAACCCTGAAATAAGAAGAATTTGTAAGAATGCAGGTTTACGGTCTTGGCCAGAAGTAAAGTTCGTTAAGAACGATACAATAGATGATGATAACTTAACTAAGCTTGCTACAAGACTTATGGAGCTTGGAGTTATTACTCCAGAGCAAGGAATGAAAGTTGTTGCAACAGGTACATTCCCAGATCCAGAAGAAATGGGTGCTGCTCAAGATAGATTTAAAGAAGAAAGAGAAAAAGGTTATTACATGCCTTTAGTAAATTCTATAAACTTATTTGAAGAGGAACCTGAAAAACCAGCGCCAACAGAAAAACCTAAAGCTATAGCCCCATCAGGAGGTAGACCAGTAGGAGTATCTAATTCTAAAGTTTTCTCAAAGAAAAATATTATTGCTGCTACTAAACAAGTTAATGAATTTGAACTTAGAGCATTTAGAGAATTTGCCGCCAAGTTCGGTCTTAAAAGAATGTCTAAAGAAAAGAAAGAATTAGTATCTCGCGCTTGTGAGTCTATTATAGTAGCAAAAGATCACACTCAATGGGATGAATCTCTTTCAGAGGTTGTAGAGAATTTAGACTCTCTAGCCTCCCTTGGAGTTCATGACAAAGTGCTTGAGTTAGGTGCTGAACATCAGCTAGATGATTTATCTTCTGCAATTTTATATCACTCTACGCAAATTTGCGTGTAAAGGAGGTTATGCAATTGGATGATTTTAATATTTGCCAATTTGAAGGCAAAATAAGACAAATAAAAGAAGAGGAGTTTGAGGCGTTCGGTTTATCAGAAGGTTCTATAGCAGAGGCGGCTCAATCATTACTTCCAGAAGATTTTGATCCAGAACAGAATATAGATGTTCTGCCAGTTGTATTTAATTTGGCGAAAGTTAACGAGTTTAATAAAAATGGTGATGGAATTGATTCTAAAACGGCTGTAGCTGCTGTAAAAAGATTTATCAACAAGCCAATAAATATTGAACATAAAAAAGATAAAATAGTCGGCCATATGATTAATGCGTCCTTCTCTACGCGAGAGTTTGACTTTAAAAATAACGACATTGAATCTTATGCCGACAAAACTGAGCCTTACTATATAAATGCAGCAGGTCTTATCTATAGACAAATTTATCCAAAATTAGCTGATGCTATAATGGAAGCATCTAAGGATGATGATGAA